TAGACCTTGAACAGCTGGTCAGAGGTCACCTTGTAGAACATCGAGTTGGCAGCGTTAGCAGCCGTGATGCCAGCGGTGGTGACGGTGGTCCAGAAGGGCAGGTCGCCGTTGGTGGTGTCGCCAGTGCCTTGGGCAATGCCCGAAGCACCGATGGTCAGGCTGGAGCTAGCAGCAGCCAGACCGTTGGCCTGCGAGGAGGGGACGCCGAAGGGGCTGCCCGAGTTGTCGGGGCCCAGCAGCAGAACCTCGGTGTTGGTGCCGAGCAGGTCGGCAGTCACAGGGGAGGCGGGGAAACCGGCCAGGCCACCAGCGGGGATGTCCTGAGCCAGAGCCAGAGACGCACCGTAAATGTAAGCGGGGCGATCCGAGCTGGCTTGCACCGTCAGAGTGGTGCGGTTGTCACGCACCCGATCATCGGGACGACGGTCGGGGGAGGGGATGGTGATGTTGAAGCTCTTGTAGTTGGCCTTATCAGCAGAAAGGTTATCAATCTTGATGTAGCCAATCAGCTCGTAAGCTTCGACGCCAGGCCAGCCATACACACCTTCGGTGTTGTAGGAGGACAGGCGGTTGATCTGGTTACCGGGTTGCAGAATTGCACCGGCTTCTTCTTTGTAAGCAGCCATTGTTAAGTACCTCCTTTATCACTCAGTAATGGTAAAGGCACAGGTCACGAAGTCCTTATTCAGGTTCGCGAAACCGGCGTACAGCTGCCAAATCAGGATGATGAAGCGGCTGAAGTCATCGTTGTTGTTGATCAGAACTTGAGCGTTCGGACCACCGATGCCCACACCCACAGCCTGAGGACCGAAGAACAGGGCAGGAGGAGTGTCGTGAGAAACAGAGCCGTCGCCGTCGTTGATGTCAACGGTGATGGACTTGCTGGGGAAGTTGGTGGATTCGAAGAACCGCACACCTTCAAACACAAAGCCGGAAGGCATCACGGGTTCGCCAGCCACGAACTGAGCTTGGCCAAACTGACCACCACCGTAGATGGCGGCGTTAGGAGCCATGGCGCCCATCAGCGGGTTGGGCACGCCAGCGCCAGGATAGCGAGCCACTTCACGGAAGCCCTGGTCAGCACGCAGGTCCTTCATGAAGGAAGGATCAGCGATACAACGGTAGTAACCGTCGGCGAACACGGGCACGTTGCGCTTACGCAGGCTCTTCACAACGTTCAGAAGGTCGGTCTTAACGTTGAACTTGAAGCGCTCGGAAGCGTACTCGGTGGCGGTGTAGGTAGCCAGAGTGGTCGAACCAGTCTTGGCGTGGTTGTTCGGGTAGTAGTAACCACCCTGGGTGTCGGAGGACTGACCACGGGATTCGGCCTTGAACAGTTCGTCCAAGAACACGCGGTCGCGCCAGCGGCGGTAGTCGTCCAGCAGGGTCAGCGAACCGATGGACTGGTGGAACATGTTGAGGTTCCCGGTGTCCAGCAGCAGACGCTGAGCGGTCATCAGAGTCTCGCGAGCAATCTTGAAGGTGCTCGGGAGGTTGGCATTGTTCGGGTCAGCAGGACCGGTGTACTCACGGAGAGACACCAGCACCTTGTCCTTCACGATGGACCGGCTGTTAGCAGTACCGATGGTTTGATCCTGGGTACGCTCACGGTTGGTCTTCGTGCCGGGGTTACCCCAGAAGCGGTAACGATCCAGCTGAACGGTCTGACCAGGCTGTTTGGTGAAGTCGTGGACGACCACAGGCTCGCAAGCCATTTCCACGATATAAGCCGGATGGGGGCGGTACAGCTCCGCACCCAACAGCTTGGGAAAATCGTTATCAATAAACATGTTGGTTTCTCAGCGTAGGGAAAGCTGATACCTGAGATCAGGCGATCTCAAACTCAACAGCCAAAGCTGTTAACTCTGGAACTGTTGGTTCCATTGAAAAAATTATAGCAATCCTTTATCAATCCGGATTATTAAGCTTCCGGATTTACCATCACGGGATAATTGTATCCATCAAGCATATTGCCCGCAGAATACATCATCGGAGCCATCGATCCCATGGCGTGGTAAGGATTCACGTAACCATCTGCAGGCTGCATGTCAATCCGTGCAGCCTGAATCTCAGGATCAATCGCCCCGCCACCAGCTGCTTTCATCGCCAGCATAGCCCCAGCAGCTTGGGTTTCTGCTTGTTTTTTATGTTCGGTCGACTTTTTGACGGCCTTTTTGGCTTTAGACTTGTCCATTAGCGGCTACCTTTTTTCTGAGGCATGGGGGGTTGAATGCCTAATGGCAGTTGACCAGTAGGAGGCAGAAACTGCTGCATCATGTACTGCTCATTCGCGATGGATTGATTCTGAGCGAATTCTGCAGCTTTCTGGAACTGTGGTGCCAGGAGGCCATTCCTAGGGAGCGGAGAGCCCGGAAGGTTGAGCTTCAGGTAGGCAGTATCCAAATCCCGAGGCATAGGTGGCTGAGGAGCATTTGGATTGCCAATAACGGGAGCTGCTGCAGCACGGATGGCTACATACTCGTCCACATTCCCAGACTGAACCTGACGGGCAGTATCACCTGCACCAAACATCACAAGGCCAGGAGACCCAATAGGGCCGCCGGCAGTTCCGAAGCTAGCGAGAAACTGAGCGGCTCTATCCCCAGCACTTGCTTTTTTTGATGCCATAATAAATCCTTTTTGAATAAAAAAGGGGCAGCGTTTGCTACCCCTTATTTTACATTTACTCTATTAACAGATCACTCCATCACCAGGAGTTTCTGGCGGAACACTTCGGGGTTCTGCTGAGCGGCGTTCAGATAGCGCCAAGCATTGGAGGGATCACGCTCGGCCAGAGAGCCGAAACTATTCCAGAAATCAATGGGGTTGCCCTGAGCCTGGGGCTGAGGGGGAACCGGCATCTCGGGGCGCTGAGGCGCCACTGGACGCTGGAATTGTTGACCGACAGCCTGAACCTGCTGAGGAGCGGCATAGCCAATCTCTTCATCGGGAATCGGATAAGGACCGTTCTCACCGAAGAACTCACAGGTGTAGTCGGCCAGCACGTCGGGATCGGTCAGGATGGTCTCATAAGCTTTGTGCTCATTCGACAGTTCCTGGAGCAGGTTGACGGCTTCGATCAGCTGGTTGTTGGTGGTGATCAGGGCGTCTTCCAGCTGGCAAGCATAGTTATTGAGGATCGCCGGAACATCAGGACCGAAATGATCAATAACTTCAAGACTTGCTTCGCTTACCCCGTTTGCTCGGAGCTGCTGGGGGCTGATTTCCTGAGAAGTTTGGGAAGAGGCGTTGGAGTAGGCCTGGTTGTTGCTGATCCCAGGCATAGAGGTCGGCATCCCCGCGTTGCTGTACTGGGGAGCCTGCTGGGAAGCGTAACTGGCCGGATCGACCTGAGGGCTCAGATTCGACTGTTGACCCTGGAAGGGGAATTGGACGGGCGAACTCAGGAGCCCCACCACCCGGTTGAACGCCTCCTTGTACGGATTCTCCGCTTGTTGGGGCGCCTGGGGTGCTTGGGGGTACGACGCTGTAGGGGCTAATGGGTACCCGTTCACCCCCATCTGGGCCTGCATTTGCGGGGCTGGGGCCGCCATTTGCTGGTAAGGCGCCACCCATTGGGAAGTCGTTGAAACCGCTGGCGCTTGAGCCGCCGTCTGCGCCACCGGTGCCCCGTAGCTGATCGGCTGGGTCGGGGATACTTGGGGTGCCGATTGGGTCGGCATTGCGGTATCGGCCTGCATAGGTTACCTCTTTTTGTAGGCTTTCGAGTGTTCGGTAAAGGAAGGGGGTGAGATCAAGTCTCGGGTCCGCAGCCATCGGTAAATTCGGTTGCTGCGGATGTGGTGTCCGCATTTCTAGATTTACGAGATCTATAAATGCGGAGTAGGCCCTCTGTACTTCCCCTACCATTCGGAATGGGAAACCGGAGAGCATGCCCGCGATTTCGTCATCCGTTTTTGAAGGGAATAAATACTTCAGTGCTTCAATGCTATCAACCCCTAATTCCTGTAGGTTTCGGGTAAAGATAGACTGGTTGAGTTTATCCTGGGCCGTATCCTCATAAACCGGACCCATCCAACGCCAGTCTACAGTCCGATCACCATCCGGCGCTAATCCAAGAACACCATCAGGAACTTCCTTGGTTTCAATAGCTTGATCAATGGCCTTCTGTAACTTTTTCTCGTAAGTAACCTTTTGTTTTTCATACTTTTGTCGAGCAGCTTCATCGCTCGGATCCTCTGGTGGTACTGGATATTTAATTCCCGACGCATAAGCTAGGGATTTACGGAAGATTTGTTCTTCCTGGAAAATCATTAATTCGAAGCACTTACAAACGCCATAGGTATACAGCATTAAGCACTTCTTCTTGGCAGTTGCGCTTACTCGTCCATATGCAGATTTAATTTCAGTCGCGGTGACGTTAGTAATACTAAGGTCGTCGATACCACCCAAAGCAAGCCGGATCTCACTACGAAGCTGTTCGGAGTACCGAGCCTGATCCGTGCTTACAGCATTTGGAGTAATAAAACCAACACGATCGGTTGGCTCCAGGTTGGCGATCACACGGGGTACGCGCATACCGCTACCAGGACGACCGATGTAGCCAGGAGGTTGCCTAGTTACGTTGTCTTGTTTATACGTAGAGCTAGAAAGGAAGAAGTCCGATTGAAAACCAGATTCGCTCGCAATACTCGGACGTTGCGCAACATCATTATCACCGCTCTCGACAATATCTTGCTTAGGGCGCGAGGATAACAGAGTAGGATTTCCGAAGAAAGATAGGTTGGCACGGATATTTTTAACCATCTCATCGTGGGCGATGATTTGGTTGGCCATCCAATCAAACTCTCCGCTACCTTCGGTACCAAAGGCATCAGGATTGTTGAAGACTTCCACGCATGGAATAAACTCCATCGTGTTGACTACAGTCTTCTTGTCGAAGATGCCGTACTCGAGAGACGGCATATCAAAACTGATTTCCTGCTCGCTATGAAATTCTTCAATCTCCGTTGCAGTGATACGGAGACGCATATAGCGCTTATCGGTATTCAGACCAACACCCTGGAAGCCTTTGCTGGATTTGACCTTATATGGATAAATGATAATGACCTCTTCCAGGTCACCCTCAGGCGAATAGAAGGCTCGATACGAATCCTTGTCGAACCAGTACAGTCGGTAAGTTTTTTTAGTTGGGCGAATATAGAACAGGCCCTTGCCGTAGGTTAAAAAGCGATCCCAGATTGAATCCAGTCGGGCGTCAAGCTTGTTGAACTTGATTACCTGTTGGATAAAATCAAACCGCTGAGTACCGAAATTATCTTGAGCCGGGTAAAACTCTACGCCCTGACGGATGCCGAACATCCGCATCTGCGACAGGTGGGCATTGACCAGCATGGTATCGGCATGACCAGTACCATCACGGGTAATAACTGCCTTGAGGATAGCGTCGAGTGCTGATTTAGGACTATCGCTCATGAGTTAGATGACTTCAAGATTATTCTTCAATATCGTAGCCAGCAGCAATGCGTTTGAGTGTAATTGTGTCATCCTCAACTTCAACGTCGAAACGTTCGTTCGGTTGAAGGGCCATATCGTGGCACAGTTCGTCGGGAAGAGGGATTACTGCGGAGCCGTAGGCGTCCT